TTATAGCTTCGCTGGGCGTAAAGACAACAGTAGAGGTAGAATTGTTATTATAGAAGTAAACCGTAATTCCATCCTCTGCCTTTGCTCCTGAAATCTCTTCAAAGAAATCATCTTCCAGAGAACCACCGACATTCAAAGCCCCGCCGATATAAAATGTCCCTGCTGTTATGGCATTAGTACCATCGGTAGGAGTTCTATCAATCGTAATGGTATTAGCGTCCACATAAGCAGTAATTTCATACCACCCGACAAGAGCACCAGTCCCAGTAAGAGCAGTTAAATGGATAACATTACCAACCGCTGCCGTTGTAAAAGTGGAAGCGGCTGACACAATATTTGTAGCTGCTGCCGCACAAGTTAAATCTGTGGCTGTCCATTGAGCGGCATTTTGAGTGGAATAATCCGTGCCTGAAGCTCCGGTCTTAAAACCCCCGCCATTAACCATATTAGCGGTAGCGGTTGAACGGAACTCAAAAGTTATACTCGCTGACATTGCCATATTATTTTATTTCACTTAATTCTTTAATTTTATTTTCTATAATACTTTCGGTCATTTTAGTTTTAGGAATATCTTTAGGGTCTATACTAATACCATACTTTATAAACTCCTCTTTTGATATTGGCTCTTTAGGTTTTAAATCCGTATCCAATATCCAGTCAATCATATCGTTTTGAACTTTAAACTTTCTTTGAGAACAACCAATAGTTTCATTTCCCGCAGGTATAAAAACATTGTCCAGATTACAGTTAATAAAAGTAACTCCCGTCATATTATCGGGAAAAATTTTGCTATCAGGAATTTCCTGTAAAAAACAAGAGCCAAAGATTGTTATACCACTTAAATCTTTATCTAATAATTCCCTGCCAGTGAAATCTTTATGACTGTAATTGTCATCGTAGGTAAATTCTAAATTGTTAACTATGTTTGTTCCCATATTATTTTTTTAAATTATTCAAATCTTCTTCACTCCATCCTTTAACTGGCCAGAATTTTTCTATTAACCAACTTAAAGGATAAATCTGTTTATCGTATTTATTTTTCCAAAACATATCACGGACTTTAGCCTTACATCTAGAAACTTCTTTACCTGATTGTTGATATGGAAAAGAGAAATCTCCTCCTTGGGTACGAAACATATGAGCATAGTAAGTCTTATGGTTCACCAAAACTCGTCCTCCAGATAACCAAGTTTTTACCGCTACCTCAATTCCTTGATTTCCCCAACTACCAAATTCTTCATCACATAAATTAAGTTCCCAGTATTTATCTTTAGTACACATAAAACATGAACCTTGTAAACTCATTGTTTCGGTAAATCCTGTTTTTTCTAACATTTCTTTATATTCTGGTCTTTTAGTATATTCATTAAAATATTGAAAATGCGGCTCAGAATCAAAGCAATATGAATTACTTTGTGGACGTTCTTTCCCAATCCATAATATTTTACGCCTTATTTTATCAGTTTTACCGCAAGCATCACATTTAACTGGAGTTGGTCCTTGATATTTTTTCCAACCACAGTGATAACATTTCCAATCAAAAGCCCATAAATTTCTCATTGTTGGTACCATTGTTACATTATCACCAATTTCTTTAAAAGTTTCTATCATTTTACGATCAAAACCTTTATCGAAACTACAATGGGCGTCAATTTTCATTATAAATTTTCCTCGTGCTAATCTACAAGCTAAATTAGTTGCAGCACGTTGCCCTATACTTTCTGGAACATAAATTATATTTACTCTTTCATGTTGTGGTATGGACGGTTCTGACCATTGTCCATCAAGTACAGCTATAACTTCTGTATCTGCTTCAATATTTTCTAAAATATTTTCTATTGTTTTGGCAAGGAACATTTCATTCCTACTAGGAATTAAAATTGATAAATCCATACTATTTTTTATAATTAATATTTTTCATTATTTTTAACAACTTGTTTAAGTAAATCCATACTATATCCCATTTCATCGGCTTTTTTTATAATCGCATTAATATCTTTAGGCCAACATTTACCTCCCCATTTTCTTTTATCTGGAAATATGGCAGTATGCATTCTTTCAGTACGACTATCAAGTAAAAATCCTTCTCTAACTTTATTATAAGAAACTCCAAAAACTTGACATAAATCATAAAATTCTTGACAAAAACTAAGTTTGGTAGCACCCCAGGCATTTTCCATATATTTTACTATTTCTGCTTCAACTGCATCTATAATATAATAAAATTTTTCAGGTCCTAATCTTTTACACAATATTCCTATTATTTCATCAGCATCTTTTTTATCCCCTCCAATAATTTGAAAAGTATGCGAAATAGGATTTAATGGATCTGGATACTTCCAAGGAGAAATATAATATTTTCCTTCACCCATGTATTCAGGACTAAAACAAATACTTTTATCTGTTTTATATTTCAATTCATCAACTGTACCAGGAGGAATAGTTGATTTAATTAAAATTAAAGGTGTTTCAATCCAATTAATTACATCTTCTACAATAGAAATGTCACAGTTTCCATCTTTTTTCATTGGTGTTGGTACTGAAATTATTGCTAGATCACAATCATTAACTTCTTTTTTAGTACCAATTTTTTTAGGTTCATCATAAATTACCGCTTCAGGAAATACTTTATGATAACCTTGCCCAACATATCCATATCCTATAATAGCAATTTTTTTCATACATTTTTAAATTTAATTATTATTCTGGAGCAGTATCAAAATCTAAATCACAATTCTTTTTCATACCCTCAGGAAATATTTTACGTAAATCCCATCCTGGAATTTGGTCGTATCTTATTTCCTGCCAATTTTCTGGTTTATTTTTAAAATTTTCTAAATCACACTTAATACTCGAAAAAGTTCTTCTATGTCTAATATCAATATTTGGTCCAGTTGATGTCCATAATTCACAAACATCATCTGAGAACCCACCACGACGTCTAGCTTTAGTACCAGGTTCATAACCCCAAATTCTACCTTGTCTTGGTTCACGACTTCTAAATTCATTTAATCCTAATTTATAAACAGCTTCTAATCTTTTTTTATAATGTTCTAAAGCAAATTCACGATTACAACATAAACAAGATAATGGACGCATTTTATCATAAGTAATTAACTTAAAATCCCACAATTTCCAACGAAATACAGAATTATTATAATAGAAAACATTATCTTTTAATGGTACAAAATCAAAATGACTGTCGTGATATAAAACATCATTTTCAAGAAAAAATACATAATCTCCTTCTGCATTTTCTAATGCTGTTTTAATTTGTAAAACATAAGTAGGATAACTTCTTTCTCTACCCTCTAGCACAATTCTCTTATCACCAAAATTAGTCGGTTTTAATGAAACACAAGTAATTGGAATATTTCTTTTTCTACAACCATCATTAATTATTTTTTGTACTGTACTAAATATAGGTTCCTGGACTCTATTGTCGGTATAATAAATTGCACATGGTTTTTTCATACTTTTTACCAATGCTTGATGAACATCCACGATAAAGCTCTATCATGATTTCCATCTTCTGGTCTTCCTAAAATATACCAATTATTAAAATCATATGCTTTAGCATAAGCATCAACAATATATCTAACACCACGATAATTCCTACTTTTTATTGTATCTAAATAATCATGACCTGCTATAATACCACCCTTTTTTACTTTTTCTGTCCATTTCATTAGATCCATAGCCACATAACCAAAACCGTGATTACCATCAATGTAAACAAAATCTAAACTACGTTTAGGAAAATCTGATAAAGCTTCAAGCGATGTTTTTTTAATTAATTTACAATTAGGATATTTAGATGTTCTTTCAACTGCATAGTTATAAACATCATCAATTGTTTGTCTATGTTTTCTATCTAAACTAATAATCCTTCTATAAATATTATCTTCACTATTTTGCCAAGGATCAATGCCATAAATTTCAAAACCAGCTTCACAATAACCAATAATATTTTGTGCCCAACTAACACCTATTTCAACACCTTTTTTAAAACCTAACTGTTTAAAAAATTCTGGTAAATCATCTCGCGAACAATTAGGTATCCAATATGGTGCACCTTTTTCTTTTAAAACATCAATATTCATTTGATTACTGCCCAACCACATCTAGGCAATTCATAAATCATATTATCTTTAAAAAATTCATTAACTGCTTCTATAACACCAAATTTAACTCCAGTATATTTAGCTCTATAATGACTATAATCATCTCCAGTTATAAATCCACCTTTCTTAACTTTTGGATACCAAACCTTTATATCCTCTAAACATCCTTCATAAGTATGATCGGCGTCAATATAAATTAAATCAAAATATTCATCAGGAAATCTACTAGCCGCATCAAAAGTATACTCTCGATAAATCTTAACAAATGGTTTATCTTTAATCATTTCCATTACATCATTATACATTTTATTCAATCGTTCTTGCGAATAACCACAATCATTTCTAGAAATAACTCCATCATCAATCCAAGCATCTACTCCTACTGCTATTTCTGGATTATGTTGAATCATTAAATTAAAATTAAATCCTTCAAATACTCCAATTTCTGCAATTTTTTGACAGTTATATTTTTCCATAAAAGGTTTCCAGATCCTACGTTTATTTGTAAATTTAAGTGCTTGTAAGTCTTGTACTGATTTAGGCATACCCATATTTTTGAAATAATTTAGTTAATCGTTCGTTAATTATAGGTTTTTCTAATTCATTTTTACCATACATTAAAATATCTATTGCTCTAATCTTACCCCAATATATTCTATATGGATGAAAATGAACAACTTTTATTGGTTTAATTGCTTTCTCATAACATAATTTAATTTTTCTTACCCCAAAATTATAGGTAATATTTAATCTTTTTATCCTTGAATTGATATTATTAAAATTATGTGCTGTTAATTTCCAAACTGTAGTTTCTTCATTTTTTCGTCTACCAAAATGTTTGTACATATCATCTTTAATCCAATGAAAAATATCACCACAATTACTATTAAAAAAATAACTACCTGTATTCCATCTTGCTTTTCTTCCATAATCTGTTAAACCTATATCTACACCATCTAATTCTAATTCTTGTTCAGTGATTACTTCTTGTTGAAAAGCATCAAAATCATGAAACCAATATAATTCTCCTTGTTTAAAAAATCCTGAATCAAATAAAGTTACTGTTGTATTAATTTTACTTGCTTGTTTCCAAGCTTCACAAAAATTTTCATTACTAACAACTATAGCTTTAACACCATTATACTCCCAGGGAAAATTTGTAACTAATATAATATCTTCTAATTTCCAACCTAACTCTAAGCTATTATCTATTTGAAGTTTCTGTAATCTTTCAGTGTCTTCATCAAAACCATTTGGATTAATATAAATAAACAAATTTTTCATTTAATTCCTTTAAAATAATTCATCCAGTATTCTCTATTAAAATTAGTTTTTATGTGACAGAATTCCAAGATGAATGACTTTTATTAGAATGGTTTTTCATAGTCTATATTTTTTATAAGCCACTTACGAAGTGGAATCCCTGAACCCCAATACTTCAAATCATAAATAGGTATTCGTTCAGAATGCGTGAAAAAACGCATCGCTCTATGGGTTTTAATCTGCACCACTGGATTTTCTGTTCTGTAATATTCTATTTTGTCAAAAACATCTTCTTTCTTGTGCCGTTCTTTGGGAAAATTCTTTTCTTCCACACTCCATTGCGGGGCTCCTTCAAATAATTCTTTTAAGCGTTTGATATAAAATTCCCTGCCAACTATTTGAGAATGAGTTGCTCCTTCTTTTTTATAAAAAAAATAATCCCTCAAATCTGGCATAACATATAAATTTGAATTTCTATAACATCTATCATTTCTAGCTGGTCTATATGTAAAATAATCTGGTGGATAAAGACAATCGGATTCAGCTGAAATTACAAATTCTGTTTTAGCCTCCATAAGTCCAAGTTGTACTTGACGGAAAAAATTAAATCCAGATACTCCAATATTATCACCAACACAAATATTTTTACCAAAATTAATTGGTTTTTGAGTTACACTAATTATTGGCAAATCACCACAATTTTTTAAAATTGTTTCTTTAATTCTATTTTCAAAGTTCGGATCTTCCATATTACTACTACAATAAATAATAGTAGCATTATTTTCATTCATACATTTTACTAAAATAATTAATCCAACCTTTTAATGCTTGACTAATTTTTTGTTTAATTTTTTCTTTCATACTTTTTAATAATAATTAATGTATCTTGTTTTTGTTCTTTAGAAAATTCAAATACTTGACAATTATAATCAATCAATTGATCTTTTAGTCTATCTGGATTCTTACAATCTTCAATGATATAAAGTACATCTTTTTTTCCAAGAAGTGGCATTAAAATTCTAAATGCTCGTAATTGTATTATACTATTATGTCCCGCATCATCTATTACTAAATCAATATCTAAACCAATCTTTTTAATTAAATCCAACATCTGATTTCTTCTATTTGTATTCACAAGCATCGTTGTAATTCTGTCATCCTCAAATAAAGTACTTTCATCAATATCTACTCCATAAATATGAGCATTAGGAAAAAAATCTCGCCACATTCTTAAACTTGCTCCAACTTGATAATGTTCAGGCGTCCATTGCATTGTTTTTGAACTTCCAATTCCTAATTCAAGAATTTTTTTGAATACATATTTTTTATCTTTTAAAAGTTCATAATAAACTGGTGTATAATTATGACCGATTTGTGGACATTTATCTGTCCCATACTTGTAAGCTAATTCACAAAGTTCTGTCAACATATTGTAAATATAATAATTTATATTCTATAGCAATTTTTTCCCAAGTATATTTTTCTAAAATTTGAATTCTTCCACTTAACTTTCTCAACGCTTGTTTAATACTTTCAATATCACGTTCAACTAATATAACTCCTTCAAGTTCACTTGCTATACCAACATCTGTTGAAATTACTGGCTTATTCATCGCTAGAGCTTCTAAAGTAGGATTATTACAACCTTCAGAAATACTAGCTAAAACTAAACAATCTATTTGTTTATAAAATTCTGGCATTCTTTCATATGGAAAATCATTTAGTCTAGCAAGATATAAAAGTTTTAAATTTAATTGATTACATGCTTCTTGTATTAATAATAATCCTTTATGTTCTGCTGAATCTTTAACACCAACATAACCAACAACAAATTCTCGATTAAACAAATATCCATCTACTCCATTGGGTATATAAATTACATTATCTTGTTTAGTTAAATCTTTTAATTTACTAGCTAAAATAGGATTCTGAGCAATACAACAAACTGTTTTTTGATAAATTTCTATTAAATCATTCAATTTATCAAACCTTTCGTCAAGTGTACGAAATGATGCTAAAGTCGTAAATATTTTATCTTTATATTTTAAAATGTACTGTTTTGATTTTGTTATCCCACCACTGTATAAAAAATGTATTACATCATATTGGTTACCATTAAGCAAATTCTTAGCATAAACAATATCAACCTCATCATTAACCCATTGCCTTTTTAAAGCCTCTGCTCTTAAAGTAGTTGCCCATCTAAATTTATCGTTGTGAATTAATAAAATTTTCATAACTCCACCAATGAAACGACTTAATATTATAATTTTCCCACTTACCTTTACGAATATTACAAAATTTTAATCCTAAATCAGAACATGCATCTTTAATATTTTTACTCTCTCTATTCCAAGGCGCAAAAAATGTACTAATTTTTTTTGCCTTACCAATCATTCTAATTGAATTTTCTTGCCAATAATTTAATGATTGAGCTAAATCAGTAATACATTCCTCATAACTTAATATACTATAATCTTTATGTTCCCAACCATGTAATCCAATTTCAAGAAATGGTACTGTTGCTAAATAATAAAATATACCCTGATTTAACCATAGATCTTTCATTATAACTGCCACTGTATGAATTTGATTACTTTCAATAAACTTCTTATGAATCTCTTTAAATGTATATAAACAAGTATACACTGAAATATCATCATCACGAAATAAAATGTTGATGGGTTTCATAACGTAAATATGGATTATTTTTTATATCTAAATTAATACGATTAACTTTTAATTCAGGAAATTGTCGTAAAATTATTGGTAAACTTAATTGATCTCTTTGCCCCCAACGACAAATTTCTGCCCACCAAGCTTCATTAAACTGATTAACTATTGGGATATGTTTTCTAATAATTACACCTCCCATTGCCATATCTTTTTTATCAGGTAATCCTATTTTTTCATAATGATTAACTTGTTTAATAGCTTCCTCATAAACATTTCTATCTCTACTACGCCAAACATATTTTATCCACTTTAACTCCCAATCAATATTTTTACTTTTATAATGTCTAAAAAATGCTATATCATTATCACCTAACCATTCTTTAACTAATTCATCGGCTGGTTTTAAAAGATAAATATTACCATCAACCCAAATTGATACATTACAATCTAAAAATTTATGTGGTAATATTTTATAAATTTTAGCATTCATTACTGGTGATACAAACTTATCATAATCCAAAAAAACTTTTATATCATTTCTTAAATTATCTTTTCCGTTGGTTATGGCTGTATAAATTTCTATTTTTGGCATATAATAAAATGATACTCTTTATTAAAATCTTTTTTAATGTACGTAGAAAAAACTTCTTTTCCTTCATAAAATTTCCAAAGTTTCCTGTATGGTTTATAATCCTTACCTACAAAACCAAAAATAGCTTTTCCACCCTTTTTTGTTATTCTTAAAACTTCATCTATCATTTTTTGAGGATTATCTACAAATTCATACATCCCATTACATAATACTATATCAAAAATATTATCAGGAAAATTAGTTTTTTCAATATTACCAGTATAAGTTGGTTTTAATCTATTATTAATATCAATAGTTTCAAAACCATAATTCCAATGAATTGATTTACCAACATCTAATACTTTACCTTTAGCATTTTCTTTTACCCAGTTATTATACCAAAACCTATATGGCGATTGGACGAAATCCTTTTTTAACTGCTTTATCAAAAGGGACATTGTTGTATATTAAATATTCATAAAGTGGAGCTTTATAATTACGATTTTTTAATTCTGGCGTAAGCCAAAGAAATTCTTGAACAAGATCAGTATCTAAAAATGGATACCTAATTTCTATTTCATAAAGTGCTGCAATTTCCTCAAGTTCATTTAAGTATTCTTTCTGCATACCTTGTCTAAAATTTTTCCATTCATACAACTTATCAGGAAATTTACCTTTAAATTCACTTTGTTTTGGAAATAAAGCATAATCAGAAAGTATTTCATCACCTCCCTGTCCTGATATACAAACATTTCTACCTTCTTGTTTAGCAGTATCAAACATATAAGCCACACCCATTGATGCTATATCTTTTATTGCTTTATCATTTATTTTCCCTTTAAGAAAATTATAATACTTTTGCCATAATTCTTTATTCATTTCAGATATTTGATAATTTTGGATATAATACAATCTCTTCTGAATAATATTTTTATTCTCATTATTAAAAATAGTATATGCTTTAAAATCTATTTTTTGTTTTAAAAGTGCATTACTAATAGCTCCACTATCATATCCAGACGATAAACCCATAAAACATCCATTAATAGCTCTTTTATTTATTGCTAGTGTAAATCTTGCTAACCAATTATCATAAGTTGTTTTGTATTGATTATTAAAATCAAATTTATACTGATAAAATTCTATAATATCTTTATTGACAATTTTCATATTTTCCATTTTTCTTTAATTTCTTTATAATAATCTCCCCAAACACTTAAAGAATATTTCCAACAGGCTTCATTATTTGATGGATTTTCTTCTGTACCATTATTATGAGTTCTTGAAAAATTTCTATGCTTATGGGCAAACCAAGCATTTTTATTAACCATCAATTTACCTCCAGCCTGCCAAGTTTTAAAAACCATTTCATGAGAATCTTGATAAAGTGGACCATAACCTTCTGTTTGTAATTCTTTAATAACTTTATCCCACCAACTTCTTTTCATTATCCAACAACTTCCTTGCATCGCCATTGTTTCATCAACCATTATTTTTGTCCTTTCATTAGTTCGACTATCCCATTTTTGACCAGCAAATTTAATTCCTCCTTGAATAACTAATTTTTCATAATCAATATAGGGTATATCCATTATTTCCCATTTAATAGGATCTAAAAAATATCTTCTAGGAGTTACAATCCAATCATCTTGTATAACTCCTAAAATTATTCTATCAAAACCTTTACAAAACATACAATGTTCATCTGTTCTCATTATATATTCACCCTTTGAAACTAATACTCCTGCATTAATAGCTCCTCTCATTCCTCTATTTCTACCCAAATGAACATATTTAACTCTCTTATCATCAATAATACTATTAGTCCAATAACCATCTAAAACAGCAATAATTTCAAATTCTTCTTCAAAATTTTCAAGGATCGAATTTATTGTTTTATTAAGTAAAGGATCTCTATAACTTGGAATTATTATGCTCAACATTTTATTTTTTAAAATGAATTACCTTTTGGAATCTGATTAAACTGATTTTTTGTTATTCTTTTAACAGAAGTTCTATTCTCAATAAGATACAAAGCTGCATTACCTTCTCTTCCATTTAAAACTTCTAATAATTTACCTCCATAAATAATACCTTTACGACCAGGTGGTTCATTCTCTATAACCATTCCTTTATTATTTTGTTTTATTAAATCAATAATTTCTTGTGTCATAAAATTAGGCTGATCAATTAATAACCACGGATTAAACATGTATTCATTTACAAACCATTCTTCTCTTAATTTTTGCCATTGTCCATTAAATCTATCACCCCAACTATTTGGAGTAGCAATATATTTTCCTTTTTCATCTATTCCTGCTTTACCAAAATATAAAGCGTGTCCCCATTCTTTGTTTCCTGGTTTTGGTTCAATTGTATTCCAACTTCCATTATTTGCTCCTTCGATTCCTCCAACAACCCCATAATTATCACGAATACCTTGAGCTATGATTTCCATATTAATATCCATTACCATTCTGAATTCCTTTGCAGATAATTTTTTAGCCACTCCACTTATCTGGTCACTCTTCCAAGAAATATCTTTTATAAAAGATTCTGATGGAGGATTACTATTATCATATGAAGAAATCAAAGATTCTTCCACCGCACCCCAATTAACAGTAAGTCTACCACCTTCACGAATATAAGCACCTCCTTGCGGTAAAGCAATCTGTGAATAAACAGCTTTGGCTGAAACTTCTTTATAAACACCTATTTCAACTGTATTAAGAACTGCAATATAATATGACCAAGCTTGTCCTACACAAGATGATGATCCATCCTGATCTTTAATTGGAATTTTATAATTTATAATTTTTTCAATATCCCATCCAACGTTCCAATCAAATGGAGCAACTGAAAAAGCGATACCATCATAAACACGATCTCGTACATCTAAGGGATCTTTTATTGCTCCTTTTCCAAATTTTTGATCTTTATTAGGCATATTTATTTTGACAATTAAGGAGAGGGATAGACGTATGAAAAATATTTTGTTCTAACACCTCTCCTTTGTCTTGATACGAGAAACTTATTCCGTTTTTGCCTAAATAGAATAAGTTTATTATTTTATTTTTATTTTTTGAAAAAAGCTGTAACTGATTTCTGTAGAGGAATCTCTTTAATACCTGTATAATAACCAATAATTCCTCCTAATATAATCTGTAAATACTTCATATCGCCTGCTAATGGGTTGTAAAAAAATGATACAACTCCAGCTAAAGCGATTAATACTAAAATGATGTCTTTTGTCATACTCTTTATGTTTTATTGAATAAAAATTTTTTTACTGTATGAGGGCTACTAGATCCAATGTTCCTTGTTGCTGAAAAGATACAGATGAATATGCTGAAAATCTAATTTTAGGAACACATATATCTATTAAGAATTGAGCATCATAAGTCGTAGAAGCTGCAGCAGCATCTATTTCAAACTGAGTTGGTGTAAATGTAGCTGTACCACCTGAAATCGAATGCTCTCCTAATTGTATCCAATTATCTGTATCAGCAGCTATTTCTGAATTACTAGTAGCCGCATAAGGATAATTCTCAGTAGCAGAAAATGAACCAATATAACCCCATACTTTAATAATTGCTGATGATGCTATTGCTGATGGCGAAGGCGAAACCGAAGGACTAATACTTACAGAAACTGAAGGACTTCTTGATGGTGATAATGATACACTAACGGATGGACTAATGGAAACCGAAACGGAAGGTGATACAGACGGACTAATAGATACTGAAACGGATGGTGAAATGGATGGTGAAACAGATGCTGAGGGACTAACTGACGGTGAAACAGATGGTGAAACTGATACTGAAGGACTAACTGATGGTGAAACAGATAAACTAACTGATGGAGATCTAGAAGGACTTAATGAAACTGATACTGAAGGAGATCTAGAAGGACTTAAAGAAAGAGAAACTGATGGACTTAATGAAGGACTAATTGAAGGAGAAGCTGAATTTGGAGGTGATACTGATACTGAAACAGAAGGTGAAATGGAAGGACTAATAGAAAGACTTATTGATGGAGATAATGATACTGAAATGGAAGGAGAAATAGATACTGAAACTGATGGTGAATACGAATGTGAAGGACTAGTTGAAGGTGATACTGATGCCGAAGGACTAACTGACGGACTTTTTGATACTGATACCGAAGGACTAACTGATGGTGAAACAGATACTGAAGGACTAACGGATGGTGAAACAGATACTGAAGGTGATTGAGTTGAACCACTTGTATACTTACAAACAAAATTTAAAATCTTTGAAAAGTAAGTATCTACTATAACTCGACTTGCTACAGCCTGTGTCGCCGTTTCTGTTGTTTGAAGTGTTATTCCATCAAATATCTTGATGGATTTTACTTTGTTAATTGATTCTGCCATAATTTTATATTTATATTTAATTAACTATCGTCGTAAATCCGCCATTTAAAGTAAAATCAGCGATTTCACGCGATATTCTATCATCACTTTGTTTTTGTTTTAGTTTTTTATTATGCTGAATAGAACTTACAATAAAATCTTTTCTTCTACTATCCATTAAAGCAATTTTTTTTAAAATCCATTTATAACTACCTAAATATTGATTTTCAAGTGTAAGAATATCAAACTTTCGAATAGTATAAGGACTTTGTCGAAAAATTATTGTAGATCCATCTAGACATTTTTTACATCCTAAATATTTATCATATTTTTTTAATTTTAATAATAATTCAACCATATAATAATTATTTATTCTGTAATGGGAGTATCGGAAAGTAAAAATTCTTTCTTACCACTCCCTATATTAATCTTCCTGCCAACCTGCAGGCAAAGCAGAAAGTAATCTGAAAGGGTGGGAAGGAATTTCACCTCCCCTATATTCCCAAAGTTTTTTCTGTATCACAGAATTTGCAGATAACTTCCACAATGTCGTAGCATTTAAAACGACTGGATAATTTCTGTGATTCTTCAACAGTAAGTATAACCCATTTCCCGAGTCTTTTTATACGACCACAATGTGGACAAACATACAAAATACATCTGTGTTTGAAAATGTCCTGGAGACTCATTTTTTCCTCCTTCAAAGAACGATTTATTTCTTGATTAACTTTTTTAAAAATTCCTGCCATTCCTTTATTTCTGTCTTGGCTAACTTAATCAATTCTTCCTTAGTAAACCCTTGAGGCAATTTTTCTTTATTTTTCATAATAATCATTTTATTATTCTATCTAACATTAAACTAACTACTCCTAAAAATATTGAAATCAATATTCCGCCTATCAAAACATTCCGCCAAAACTGGAATTCATCTTTTTTTGCATATCTATCTTCTATATTATTGAGTTGAGTTATAATAATATCAATTTTCCCATCAAGATTTTCCACTGCCTGTTTGACTAAATTAATTTGTCCTTTTAATTCCGCCATATTAGCATCATTAGAACGCATATACGCTTGCGTTTCTTTACTTGGCATATCTCCTTGCGTTTTATTAGTTAATTCTGACATATAATTAATACTTAAAAAGCAGGAATATTATCAAATAAGCTAAATAAATAAAGAAAGCCCAGCCAATACCGATAATCAGACAATGCGTAATCAACCATAAAGTTTTTAATATTTTCTTAAACATATAATGCTATAAAAATCTATAATTTACTCTTTGATTCTTTTACTTCTTTAGGTATTTTTGGTTCTTCTACTTTTTCTTCTATCTTTTTTATTTTGATTTCTTCCTTTTTTATCTGTGTAATTTGAGGAGTTGATGAATTAGGAATATCTTTTATATCTTTTCCCCATTTATTAGCAATAAATAGAATATGATATCCTAATTTATCATCCGTAACCTCAAATTCACCATTAGGAATGGTATAATCTGTACCACCATATTGTAATACAAATTGTTCTGAATTATTTATTAGTTTCATATAAATTTTTTATAATCCAGCTGGTTTATCGCTCCATTTACCTTATCCTGCGATTAATAAGCACTGAATAAACACTAATTAACTGTATACGAAAAAACAACAAATACAGTTCCGGCACCATCCTTACTTCCTGCATGAGCAATCCAAATTGGCGTCCCTGCAGGTACTAAATTAAGTACCATATCACCTTGTGCATAAGTTTCAATGTCTGCAGCAGTTTTTGATATACTACTTGTTTGCGTAAAATATTCAGCACCACCACTGGTTTTACCAATTGTAATAGCAATTCCAGTACCAGCAGATGATCCTTCAACCCAAATAACATATACATTATTTATAGTAATACTTCTTGTTGGATTGAGTAATACCATTTCTCCAGCTGCAGCACCTGATAAATCAAATACTGTACGATTTGATACTGTCATTAATTGTTTATCTAAATTTTTTCCTTTTATCATATGTGTACGTAATAGTTTACCCCTATAAAATTATAATATAGGATACTAATTATTAAATTAGCGGATGAGGAGGCGCCTTTTATTGACACCTCCTCAAATGAATTAAGCAATTACATCTCTTAAAGCGGAACATTTATTCGGAGCAGAAATACACAAATTAGCATAGTACCTTAATGTAGCATTCCAAGTTGGTGTAGTTGCTGATCTATCCAAAATCGAACCATCTTCATTCAAGAAAGACATTGGAGCTAAATCCTCAACCGATAATACTGATGGATCAATGAAATATATTTCGTCATAAGGGCAATCATAATCAGCTACTAAAGCAATATCGTTGAATTTTACACCAGTAAATCCACCACCTAATGTCATATCAGTTGTATACCTTCTGTCGGAAGCTAATAACTGCCCATAAGCAGAGAATAAATCAAATGAAGTTAAAGCATACTTCGGAGAACCTTTTTTCTTAGTTTCTAAGAAAGTAGTATGCATTAAAGCTTCAGATAAAGATCTCTGAGTAGACGAAGAACTTACATAAGACTTCCACCAAATATAAGTATCTCTTGACAATCCTTCTAATGTAGTAACGTTTGAATTATCATCAATTAAACCCTTTAATCCCATCATTTCTACAGTCCCATTACGACCGACAGTTGGTGAACTTGTACCATTAGCATGTGCTAAAAATACATAATCATTATCAGCAATACCAGTAGCTGAATTAACAGTCATTGTATAATTTCCAGTAATTGCAACAAGAGTAGTAAATGCTGTAGATGTAACACCTGCTGTATCAGAAGCAAAAAGTACCGGACCACCATCAGCTGCTGTTGCATCCGCTTCAAAATAATCGCTTGGATACTTACCAACCATCGGAGTGTCAAAAGTTAAAGTAGCATCAGGTGAAGCATCATTAACTCGACAAATTATACCAGTTCCATCAGCATAACCTTGACGACTTAATTGTCTTTGCATATCTTCTTTAGCTCCATTATATTCTGATTCAAGAACATTAACTAAAAATTCTTTAGAACGTTTAGAAGCTTGCAAAGCAACATCAGTAATAGCAATTTGATGAAATTGATATTTCATAGCAACATTTGCTTGTAAATATTTCTGATTACCAGCAGTTGGTAAAGTTACAGTTTCAGTACCAGCAGCGGAACCGATATTTCTGCCATAATGAACAGAAACATACTTAGTTGTTGCACCTTGTTGGTGAGCTACATTGGATAAAATGTTCTGAAAAAGAACATTTTTTGCAAATACCTGCTCATGAACAACTTTATCGTCTTGATTTGTTAATCTTTATATTTCTATAAAGGTCGGACTATGTCTTCATCCTCTTACGGGGAGTCTCGTGTATAGTCTCTACACATTTATTAAAAAATCTATTTTACCAAAATCGTATGATAAATGACAACTTCTACATAATTGAATAAAATTTCCTCTCCATCTAAAATTATTTTTTCCTACAAATTTTCCAATCATATTTTTTTTCAAATTTTCCCTATTAACATATAGATTCTTTAAACTTAGCTCGGCGTTGTCTTTAATTCCCATAAAATTATTAAGGTTTTCACCGAATTAGCGAGATTTTCTTAGAGATTATTACTAACCTCAGAATCCACGATAGTTGAGATTCGCATAGCGGCATTTGCTAATGCGCTTACAGATTGTGCCATATTATTTTTTATCTTAATTTATATTAGTTACAATTCAACATCAGCCGAGTTAATCACTTCTCTTATAGCATCCCTGAGTTCTTTATCCGTTTTAGGATAAACTTCAGCGGGTGTATGAATATCTGGACTAACTCCTGGCTGTTCTACATTTTCAACTTTCTTTTTACCTAAAAGTCTTTGTTTAACCTCCCAATCAATAATTTCATTCTTTCTCATTTGATTAAAAGCCTCAACTGGCGTAAGATAAAGTTTACTATTTTCTTGCTGCCATTTAAGAACTTCTTCATCAAGATATTTAGGTTTACCACCAGATCCATCCCATTCCTTTTCAAGAGTAGCAACTTCATTTTTAATAATTTCTCCTTGCTTCTCTTTAAAGGTCATTTGTTTTAATTCCTCTTGTTTTGTTTGCCAAAGTTGTTCTGCTTCTTCCTTAGTTAAATACTCTGGCTTATCAAGAGCTGGATCTGATTCAGGAGCAAATACACCTTGAAGTTTTTCAATTACTTGATTTGATTTTTGTAATTGTTCTTCAAGTTCTTTTGCTTTTTCCGAATTAGATTTACCTGATTCTCTTTCTTGTTTTAGAGCAATATTGAGGTTATTAATTTGCTCTTGTAATTTATCCACATTTACAGGTTCCAATTTAGGTTCCTCCACTTTTACTTCTGGCGAAGATACTGGTTTTGCCGGCTCGGAAGGCGCTGGCGTTGGAGGAGTTACCTCCGGTTTTACTTCCAAAATAATTGGTTCGGGCATACGATTTAATGTTAACGAACTTTTAACGCCAAGTCCGTAGGCGATATATTAATTACTATTTTTTATTTATTTTTTGTAATGGTTTTAATTCTTTTTTAGGCAACGGAACCATTTTTTTAATAATTGATCTCTGAAATTGTCCTACATTAATAGACGGATTTGCTTCTTTAACTTTTTTTAAATTCTGTTCTGCTTTATAAACATTAGGCGGATTTTTAGATCGTGTAACTACTTCGTTGCCTTCTTGTTTTTTCCAAAAATTATATTCTGCTTGTGCCTTACTTAATTCTCTTTGTACATTTTGAATCTTTTGATTTCTTTCCTTAACTTTATTCATTGTTACTACTGATGTGTCTAAATTCGGATTCAAATAATTTTTTGGTTGTATTATACCTACTCCTTCTTTAATACGACTTATAAATTTTTTTATATCTGCCATACTTTTATATTTAATTAATTATTGAACTGATTGTGCTACTGGAGGTTGTCCTGCACCTTGTCCTCCACCTTGTTGGTAACCTTCTTCAGCTTTAATATGTTCGTCAAAAAGCTGCTGTTGCTGTTTATAAGCATCTTGATTTTCTTGAATAAAAGCTAAATGAAGTTGTGTATGTTCAGGACTCCATAAAGCTTTCGGTGTCATTGGTACTTGCTGACCTGCTGCTATTTGCATATTTTCTTGATGTGCTAAATCTGCTGTATCTTGAGGAGCTCCTCCACCACCAGCTGATTGATGCGATGCCGCTTGTTTCATCATTTCTTGTTTATACTGTTCTTCTTGCATCTTTTTCATACGTTCGATAACATCACCAACATTTGAAATTGAAAGTTTTTCAAGTAAAGTTTGTGGATCAATAAGTTTAGCTTCCGCAAGTCTCATTAACCATTCTTTTTTATTCTCTTCATTATAAGCAACTTCAGGAACAATGGTTACTTTAATTTTTGCTGCTTTGACTTTCATAGTCCCTTCAGGAATCTGTTCATTTGAAACCGCTGAAGCTCCAATAAATTTAATAGATTCACCCTCTTCTGTAATTTCTTGACTTGCTATAACATGATCTTCAATTAATTCTAAAATAAATTCTCCAACATTTTCTAAAAGTTTTTCTAAATTTTCAATTGGCTCAGCAACCGTACCAGCATCAGCTGCTTGTAAAGCTTCTAATGCCTTGCCAGAAGAAATAGTTCCTGGAACTCGACCCAAAGATGCTTCTCTTATACCACCCAATTCTTCAATCCATCTTTCTAAGTTTGCAAGATATGAAAAAGGAGCTTCAGGTAAAGGAGCTAAATTCATTTGTGAAGGAGCTACATTACCTTTATAATAAATTTTTTCCGCTCCTTTATCTGTAATAGTTGAAACTTCAACTCCTTGTTTAATAAGATATTTACCAGCTAACATTCTCTGTATATATCCTTCAATTTGAGAAGCTGTTTTATCTAAACTTTTATTAATAGAAATAAGTGGCTTGATCCAAGGATCACTATAAATTGAATTTGTTTCTTTTTCCGGATTATAAACAAATATTGGATAACGCCGATAGGGTTTTTCCGATACTTTTATTAATTGTTTTGAAGCATTTGTAAAAACTTTTATTTTGGGTTTATTATCTATATCTAAATACTTAATCCACAATTCCTTTACGATAACTGATTCCATATCTTTTGACGATCCTGTTGTATCTGAACCTTTTTTTTCCATTTCAAGTAATTCACCATATTGTGTTGAAGCTTGTTTATTATCTGATATTATTTCACTCTGTATAGTATAATCTTTATTATTTTTAATATCTGATACTGGTTTTTTAAAGGCCTTAATTATAAAACGAGCTGATTGTAAATCTTTAGCAAAAGGATCAATTAAAATATCAAATGTATCATCAACCCATATATCAATTTCGTCTTGATTATTTTTTTTAACCATTGCAATTTCAAGTACACCTACCGAAAATTTTAAAGACGAAACTATAATATCTGTTAAAAGTAAAGGGATTTGTTTTGTTCTATAAATATACTGTAAAATTTTATTCTTCTTACGAGCTTCCTCAAGTGAAATATCTTCAGAATTATCAGGTTGAACTTCCCACCTTGGTTGACTACGTTTAATAAAATTCTTAACACCTCTAATTTGAGCTTTAATTTTATTAATAACACGCCTAACCTCTCCAGAAGTTGAAGGAATAGATTGAACTTTATTAATTGTTTTATTATAAACAACCCAATGATCACCTCGTGCAAAGCGTTCATTCAAATACCAATCTCTATGATATTTTAAATATGATTTTAATGTATCATCAAAAAGCGTATCAATAAAAATAGCAACTTCTTTATCACCAGCTTTAATATCGCCTTGTAATGTTTTTAAATTAGTCATAAACTTTTAAAATTTTCAAATATTGCTTTTTCTAGTATAAAATATGCTTCTGTAGACAGTGGATAAAATATTGAAATCTTTTTATCACCAATCTTTTTTTCCGGAAATACTAAACGAATATTTTCTGAATTAAGTCTTGAAAAAATTGCGATATTTCCAAGATATAACCAGCCGTCTATAACACAACTTACAAAACCTATATGTCCTTTAACTGGAATAAGTTTTTTTATTTTGATTCTAGAAATTTGCATTTTATTTTAATTCTTGCTGTCTAATTTCAAGTAGTTCTTCCGGTGTCATTTGATCTAAATCAATTAATTCATCTTCTTGTTTAATTTCAAATTTTTCGTCATTAGGAACAGCTTGAACATATTCAGTAATGTTTTCAGATTTATTCGCAATAACAAATTCTCGAAATCTATCTTTTTCCACCTTATCTCGTCTTTGATCTGAAAAATACGAATAAATAAGTGTTCCAATAAATAAAATTACTATTACTATAAGTTCCATATTTATTTTTCATCAATTCTTATAATTGCACAATTATTGGTCAAAAGAATTCCACTAGTTGCAACTGCATTCTGAATTTCATTCCTTACTACTTTTTTTGGATCAATAATTCCTGCTTTAAAAAGATCTTGATACTTATTTGTTAAAGCATTGTAACCAATGCCGTGGTCTAATACTTTACCAACAACAGCTTCACCTGATACTCCACTATTATCAGCTATTTTTTTAAGTGGCGCAATAAGTGATTTTCTAACTATCTCTACACCAGTATTAAATTCCTTATCATGTGATTCTATAACTAATTCATTAATACATCTAAGTAAAGCAACACCCCCTCCTTCAACTATACCTTCTTCAATTGCTGACTTAGTTGCATTAAGAGCATCCTCTATTCGATATTTAATTTCAGCTTGCTCTACTTCTGAAGCTCCTCCTACTTTAATATTTGCAATAGAACCAGTTAAACGTCCTAATCTAATTTTTAATTTATCTTTTTTATACTCATCCTGTTCACCTTTTAAAAGAGTTTTAACTTCTTCAATTCGTCCTGCAACATTTCCTAAAGCCCCTGCTAAAATTGTTTGATCACGCGATGTAATAACTGAAGCACAAGTTCCACAATCTTCTAAATCTGCATCTTCTAATTTTTTTGAATCTTCCTTACCTACAACGATAGCATTTGTTAATGTCGCAATATCATAAACTAAATCTTTCTGATAATCACCAAATGATGGAAGTTTTATGGGAATACATGTAAATTTTCCTTGAAGATAATTTTGAACTATAAATGCAAGTGCCTGACCTTCTATCTTATTTGCAAATAAAATAAGATTCCTTTCATTCTGATTAATCAATTTTTGTATAACTGGAACAAGTTGTGCTTGCATTGTTATATCATCAGTACAAATAATAATTTTAGGATCGGTCGTTACTACTGCTAAATGTTTAGGATCATTAATAAATATATGTGATTGATAACCTTGATCAAGCTTTGTCCCATTTACATAATCAACTTCTGTTTTTAAAGAATTTGAATTCGTTACTGTAATAGTACCATCAACTCCAACTTTATTAAGAACTTCAACAATTAATTTACCAATACCTTCATCATTATTAGCTGAAATTGTTGCAATCTGAAGTTTTTCTTTTTCTGTTGTAATCTTTTTTGTTTGCTTATCAAGTAATTTAATAATCTTTTCAAGAGCAAAATCCATTCCTCTTTTAATAAGAATTGGATTCATTCCTGATGCTACAGCCTTATGACCCTCTTCAAACATTGCTCTGAGTAAAACAATTGTAGTCGTTGTGCCATCACCAGCTTCACGATTTGTATTTTCAGCAGCTTCACGACTAAGCATAACTCCCATATTTTGTAATTTATTCTTTAAAAATATCGTGCGAGCAACGGTAACCCCATCTTTGGTTATAGTTGGGAATGAACTTTCTTCAAAAATTACATTATTACCTCTAGGTCCTAAAGTTGAACCAACGGCTTCTTCTATAACTTGAATCCCTTTTAAAATTTCGTTTCGAGCTTCCTGTCCAAAAAATACTTCTTTATAACTCATATACTTTTTTTATTATTAAAATAATTAAACCAATATTCTCTATTATTATTTATCTTAGTATGGCAACTTCGGTAAGGTGATGGCATATTAATTTTCGTGATAATCTGTAATTCCAATTATATCTTCTTTATCAATAAAGAAAAAATCTTCTCCTTGAAAAGTAAGAGGAAAAATAGAATATTTACCAAATATTATAGATGTTCCTTTTTTATAATTTTCATCATTATCAGATAAAACTTCTCCAGTTATAAGACGCTTATCTTCTTCTGACTCTTCAACCACAATATCTGCTTTAATCTGTGATTTTTTATGTTTACGAATAAGTAAAATACCTTTTTTTGGATTTATTATCATACGTTTTTGAATCTATCACCTATTTTTGAGGTAATAAATCTCTTAATTTTATAAGTGTAACAATTTCTCCGTTTTGTAAAAGTACATCAGCGGCATAAAGCTGTACATTATACTTTTTTTGAAGTGTTTCAATCTCTTTTTGAAACGCTTCACTACGTTGTTTAAATTCTTGCATACTATTTAAAATTAATTATAAACCATCATTATCAAAATCAAAAATCTTTGGTTTTGTTAAATTTTCTATATCACGCTGAATACGAGTTTTAGGCTTATCAGGTTCTTCTGGATTATATGGACGAGTCATTATCATATAACCTAAATCATCAACTGCATGATCATTTTTCTTTACCGGTTCTTCAGGTTGATTTCGAGTTTTTTCTTGTAATTCAGTTAACTTTTTATATCGATAATTTAAAATTTCAATACATAAATTTGGACACTTATCTTTAAAAATATATAAATGTGCTTTACCATTAGAATCTAATTGAAAATATTCACGGATACGTGTAATACGTGCATTAACATCATTATTAGCAAGAGAAAAATCCCACCCGTGATCATAAAAATCTTCAAGTACTGAATAAGCAATTTCTTCACCTTCTTTAACTTTTGTTCTATTCTTAGCTGCTGTTGAAGGATCAATTACTTTAATTTGAAAAGCAATATCAGCCGCCATTCTTTTTTGTGAAATTGATTTTAATCTAAATTCAAGATCATCTGACATTAAATATCTAAATTGTTCAAACATTTCGCGGCTTGATACTGATGGTAAGGCTGGTTTATAATATTCATCTATAATATATAATCTATTATCAGGCGTCCAGGCTCCAATATGTGCTGATGTTGGATTATTTTGTCCAAAATCTAATGACATTAAATATTCAGCCTGTTCTATTTCAAATGAATTTATAAAATGAATAGCTGGATTAAAATCACAAAATTCAGAACCAAAAATTAATTTACCCGCACGAGAACTAAAATCAATTTCATATTCTTTATTCCAATCAGCGAGTGGCGTACCGATACGTTCCTTTTCATACCATTCTTTACCATTTCTTTCAGGATCTTTATTAGGATCTGCACTATAATGAAGCATCGCTACTGTAAATTTATTCTTTGCATTTTTCCATACTTTTAGTCCTTTTATTTTTTCAAATTGAACAACATCCTTATACATCATATTTGCAACATCTTATTAAGAATCCATTTATAAAAAAATCTTGGTATCCATTTAGGTTTTTTTCTAAGTAATTCAGTATAAAAAATCTTGGCTTCCATTTTTACTGCTTTACGAAATTTTTTATCTTGTTTTTGACTCATGTTTTAAATTTCAATTCAAAATATCTAATCCAATAATTTCTATTATAATTTGTTTTTACGTGACACTTATTACAAAGTGTAATTAAATTTTTCGGATCATTATTCTTCTTATCATAATCTATATGGTGAATTGATAATTTTTTTTCTATATCTTCTAATTCTTGTATTTGTGTTTTATCACAAATTTTACAAATATATTTGTCTCGCTCACGAATTGCTCTTTTTAAAGTTTCTGTCCATTCTTTACCATAATTTATTAATGACAAACCACCTAACCAATTGTATGCTTTATCACCACGTTGTGAATCTGCTATTCTCATTCTTTGCTCAAATGTCCTTTTCTTATCAGTATTTTTAGCAACTCTTCTAGCGATTGTTTTAATAGATTGCTTTTTCCCAATTGTATGTTTACGACATTTTTCTCTAAATTCATCTGTTTTTCCATAACATTTTTGACATCTTCCTTTTTTATATGTACTTAACTCTTTGCCACAATCAATGCATTTTGGTTTACCTCCTTTCCAATTACTACCATTAACTCCAACTTTACCAGTATGAGAAATTTTAAGTTTTTTAATATGTTCTAAACTTAATTTTTTGCCCTTATGTGCTTGTCTAATTTTTTCTTTTGTTATATCTGTATGTTTAAAACCTTTATTCTTATGTTGATAAATACCACTTGGCATATTTTTTATATTATATCTCGATAGAATCGAAGACAAGCGCCTCAAAAAAAGTCGAATGTTCCGCTGTTGAAATTCCTGTAAATCTACCTTTAGACGAAATTGTTGGTTTAGAAGCAGCATAAGCGTTCTTAGCCTCGGGTTGAAAACCAATTTCATCTGATAAAATTCCTGAAGCTACATGCATACGAATAACATCTCCTCCTTCTGGTATTGCCCTAATTTCAGAATTTATAGAAGGAAATACCATCTTACCGGAAACATGTTGTCCATTATGCTGTGGATTACAAGCAAGATCATAAAACTTTCCATTTTTATAATACCGTTTTAAAAATTTTGGAAGATTATCCCAGACAAATTTACTACGTTTTAAAATATCATCTGCGTCTTCAGCTTTTTTCGATTGAAAAAATGTCATTCTAGCTTCATGAAACATGGTATCCCATAAATATAAAGTTGTAAAAAGCCAACTCATCATCATTTGACGAGATTTTGGAACTAATAAAAGTTGTTCTTTTAACCAAATATCTACAAGTATTTTAAGATACTCTTTGTTAGGAAAAAGTTTTAAGGGTGTTTGTTCATCATGGACATCTAATGTTTTCGCCCAATTAATTAAAAAATAATATGGATCATCATGACAATTTCCCCACTCAATATTTTGAAGACGAATATCATTTTTTAATTTTTGTAAATATTCAACTTCCAACATTATTTTTTTAACAGATAAACTATAGCAGAATTCTATCTACTTTTTTTAGCTTTTGAAAACGCGATAGCAACAGCCATACGATTCTTTGCCTGTGCATAATCCATACCAGGATGCTTTTTCATCATTGTATGAATACCTTTCTCTCTAGCTCCACCAGGTTTTGAGCTTACGAGTTCTGAAATATTTTTTGATATTACTTTTTTTGAAATTCCTTTTAATAATGGCATATTATAATATCTTAATGAGTTCGTCCATTAGATCAATAAAATCACCAACCTTTTCCAACTTAACTAACTTTTTATCCTTTAATATTTTTATTATCTCAAATGCTTGCTTACCTTTATCTCTTGCTCTTTCTTGAATATAAACTGGATAACTTTGCGTAATATAAGGATAATAACTATCTTGCCAATAATCCCAACAACTATAAGTAATTCCTGAAGCAGTTCCTGTAATAGTTCCTGCTGTTAAATTAGTTCCTGTTGTAAATGTTAAATTGTCATTTAAAGAACAATTTAAAATGTTTTTTTCCATAGTTTTTTCAATCTACCAGCGACTTACGACGATAGTAGAGTGTTATTTTATCTAGGCACAAATTTATTATGGACTGTTGTGCCTTTCTCTCAATAGGAGCTGAATCTCCTTAAGAGTATAAATTTGTCCCTACATAAAAAAACCTACAATTCAGCTAATACTTTAGCTTTGTAGGCTTCACGTTCCTCTTTATTCATTTTTGTAACATCCTCAAATACGTCATCCTGCAACTTGATATCCTTCTTTTCCGGAGCAAAATCACCGGTTAATCTTGACAATGTTATTATGGCATTATTAATTGTACGCCCGTCTTGAGGAATTTCTATTATATCACCTAGTTTTGTTTTTACTAATGTGGTACCATAAATAAGATCATACAATCTTTGAACAATTGCCTGTCTATCTAATTTATGTTGTCTAGCTATTTGTCTAAATCCACCTTCCTCTATTTCTAAAGCATCTTGAATTTTTACTTTCTTTAACAACTTACATGCTTCAGTGCTTGCTAAATTTTCATTCTCTGATTCATACGCTTTCATGTATGCACGTTTACCATTAAATCCATTAATCACATATTCTTGGACAAAAAGCTGTTCTTTAGGAGTTAAATCAATCATGATAATATCTTATATTATAATTATATCTTATTTTAAATTTTATGGCAACGGGGGTAAAATTAAAAAGAACTTTTTTTAAATTTTAGAATAGTTTTTTTAATTTTTTCCAAGAACTTTTTTTAAATTTTAGAATAATTTTTTTAGTTCCTCCAGGGATGGGAGGAGGGGCTATTAATATTATTATATAATAACCCCCCCCTACTTTTCCTTTTCCGCTTTTGCTATCCCCCATATTAATATTCATTGCTTTCTACCGCCCTATATATAATAATATTAAATTAAATGGGGTTGCTTTAATTTAAAAAATAATATATAATTAAAATATAGTATAAGTTCTTTAAAAATTTAATATAATAAATATAAGGCCTATTAATTAATTAATAATTAATAACGCATTATATTTTAAAGTAAAGGTATGACTAAAATCCTAATTGGCAATAAGGAGTATAGTACGGAAGAATTGGCTGAAAGGCTAAATAAAAGGTATGAAAGCCAAAAGGAATACCATTCCAAAAGGAATGCGTTATCCGCTAAGCTTTTCGCCTTTTATCGCCAATATAAAGGCAATTGCGCAGAATTGGATGCCTTTTTAGAGGAATAAGTAATTAGGCATTAAGGACTATGGGAATATAGTCCTTTTTGCTTACTTAAATATATTTAGACTAAAGGTGTGGGAGGGAAGGGGTTTGGCGCAACTTCGCTTAGTTTCTTTCGTTAACGCTTTAAAATATGATACGTTAACGCTTTAAAATATGATAC